ACAAGGTTCGAGTAGTACGACATTTATTATAAGGGGAGGAAAGAATTCACACTTGGCCGTAGGCCAATCGTGAGACTTGGGGAAAGGGAACAGACCTTAGAAACCTTTGGTATGGGTTTGTAGGGAAAGGGACAATCAACAAAGTTGATTGGAAAAGGAACGAGTAACTGCGTTACTCGGGAGGGGTTGGCCAAACGGGGTTCGCTGGATCTTCGGTCGCTGTGGGAAGATCCCTGAGAGCTTGGCGGTAATCAAACCAGGTCTGTTGTACCGCTAGATTCGAGTGAGGAAAATCTAGGGTAGCGTACCGATCGGTTTGTTCGAGAAGGGTGTTCCGCTTGGTGCGGAGTTCCTTGAGGGGTTGGGCATCTATGAGTTCTTGGAGCTTGGCTTCGAAGGCCTCCTTTGGGGGTTTTTCATAGCCTTCGGGAAATATAATGGATTCCCAAATTTCCTCTCCGGTGTCACCTGTACCGATTCTCAGTGGCTGAGTATTTGTAAGGCTGCGCATAGCTTCAGGAACTATAGTTAGTTGAACGAAAGGATGACTAAGGTCCATATTACTATTTCACCAGAAATTAAATTAAGGAAATGAATTAAGGTACTAGTATGATACTCGAGTTCGAAAACGTTTTATCACCTGAACTTTGTAAAGAAATCATACAACGTTTTGAATTGGATGATAGAAAAGATAAGGGTAAATGTTATGGTGGTTGTCTAGTGGAAGACTTGAAAGTAAGTATAGATTTACCTTTTAGTTATTATACTGATTGGAACTGTATTAAGAATGAAATATTCAAAGACATGTCAGGGTACATTACAAAGTTTTTAGATGAAGTAAACAAAAAAAATATTATTCCTAAAGATATTTTGTATTCTCGTATGGGATGTATAGAGACGCCGTGGGTAAATATACAACGCACTGATAAAGATGGATTTTTTGGTTGGCATCTTGATTATAATCAAAAAGAACATCGTATATTGGGTTTTATTTATTACTTGAACACTCTCGATGAAAAGGATGGTGGAGAAACTGAATTTTATAACGGTACAAAGATTAGACCGAAGGAAGGTAAACTTATCTTGTTTCCAACTGATATCGTTCATTTTCATAGAGGGTGTGTGGTAAAAACCGAAAAAAGTAAATATATAGTCACTGGATTTATATGTAAAGAGTTAATGAAAGACTAGGCAACTCTATACGTTATCGACGTAGATATGATACTATGATTCGTTCCATTTCCTCCGTTGAAGTTTGATCCATTAACTGATGATGTGATAACCCACCGGGTGTTGCCGGGGTCATAATAACTCAAGGACGATATCGGTCCGTTAGTGTACACTCTCGTGTACCATGTCATAATATCACCACCAGTGATGGGTCTAAATCTTTCGGGTACGTTGTCCGCTTTCATATAAAATGTTCCATTCGCATAATATTGAACATAATCAAAGTGGGCCCGACAAAACGTACCAATTCTTTGATACTTTATAGGTCCGTGAACATTAAATCCACCCGACCCGTTACTATGCTGCCCGCTCCACGGACCGCCATGAACATACTCTTCAAAGTTATCTAAAGTTGTTCCACCGTATTTGAAAGCCAACCTCGTGTCTCTAGAATCTAATGCGGCAAGTGGAGCCTCCCCACCCCCTAAGCCTATCCCGACCCGAGTTTTGCTGAAATTGACGATGTGGCCACCCTCGTCGCACCGACCCATATCGTAGAGGGTCTTGACCTCTTGGGCGGTGAGGACTGTGTCATAAACTTTCATATTAGACATTTTACAATGTGATTCGTGTTCTATCGCGCCTCCTGTCCCACGTAAAGCACCAAAACTTATACGACTTTGCGGATGATCAGGTATGTTTGTAGTACCACTGTTTTCTAGATAGGTGTTTGTTATTTGTTGTCCATTTACGTATAATTTTTTAGTAGTTGTACTCCACGCACCCGGATTTACTGTCATACAGAGATGATACCACGTTCCAACAGCAAGGGGATAATCACCAGTGATTCGTATATTTTGATCATATCCACCTATATGAAGTTTCGTGGATCCGTTATATGTGAGTTGAACCTGTGCACTGTTGACATTTCTACCTATATGAACAAACATATCCCAATCGCTACCAGATGTGGTGAGGGATGTAGGCTTTACCCAAATGGAGACAGTTGCTTCTGGATCACCAATCATATGACGAGGAACTGGAATATCTAACATATCATCCGTCCCATCAAACTCAAAAGCTTTTTCGGTCGCGTCGTAGTATGTGTTTCCATACATAAACCCATCATTCCCCTTCCCACTCGTATCCTGAACAAGACCATCTTCCATAGGGTTCGTCGAGGTATTGTATTCCACCACGAGTCGGTCCCTTCGGGGTGTATCATCGGCATCTAGGGGTGGTCCGATTCGAGGAACATCCAAATTCTTGGTGAGGGTCAAGGCCCCATCGTGGAGGGTACTCGACCCCTGGTTCCGGACCCCAAAGAGCTTTACGTCCTTGAGACGGGTGAACGCATCCGCGACGATCGCGTGGTACTTGTAATAGTTGGGGTTATCCAAGTTCTTAAACTCTAGGCGGTCATCGTATCCAAATGCGAGTCCCGCGACGTTGGAGGTTGCCTCTTCACGGGTAGGGGCCGTGGTAATCTTCGTCCAGTTCACATCATCATTACTTCCCCAAATACTCTTGATGGTTGAGGGCATGTTATAAATTCTCACACGACCGGAGTACGCTTGCCCGTTAGTGTAAAACCCAGATTCACCAGCGACTATCACCGAACCATCCCTAGATATAGCATGTGAATGTGCGGAATTACTAGGACCCATACCCAAGTAAGCATTCGTTCCACCATCTGCCCCAACGGAGGGAACCTCTCTTAGTACCCACGAACCACCCGTATACTCGAATGTATACAACCTACCCGAATTAGTACCCCCATCGTCCGCGTGAGATGCTCCAACTATAATTCTTTTACCGTCACCCGACATGACCTGATGATCACCAAAATCATCGTCATCTGTAACGGGTTGAATGAGTTTATGAGGAGTTCCCCATGCGCTCCCACTCCAATGATAAACATATACCACACCCGCATTGTCGGCTGATGCACCATCAGCTGCATCAGCGTTCTTTATTCCAACTCCTATCGTATTACCATCAGTGGAAATACTCACACTGGGTCCGAATCCATCGGCGGTATCTGCGTATGTTATCGAAGAACCTTTTTGAGCCCACGCAGAACCAGTCCATCGATATACTTCTACCCTAGGTGGTTGACTTGTACCACCTTGAAGTTTAGTACCGATGATAAGATGATTACCATCTTCGGACATATCTAAACCCTGACCAAATTCTTCTTGTGTGTAGTCTCCCAAAAGATCATCGCCTTTCTGAGACCAAGCACCATTAGTGTATGTAAACACACGAACTAAACCTCTATTAGTGAGACCACCCGAGTCATATTTTGCTTCGCCTAGAAGTAGAGTTTTACCATCATAGGAAAGTTTAACACCACCTTGACCCATACGATAATCTACACCTTGTCCCACGAAGGCGTCTAATACATTAGAAGCTCCTACACTTAGAGTGTGAGGTCCAGAATCAGGTAAAATGGTCCAGCCCGTGCTCGCGTCCAGATAATATACACGAACGGAACCCGAATCAACAATGCCGTTACTATGCTCACGTGGCGCAGCTACAGCAATAATGTTACCATCACCAGAAATAGCCACGGATCTACCAAATAGATCATTGGCAGCGATGCCGGTAAGTGTTGATCCAACTTGGGTCCACGAACTTCCATTCCAATCATAGACTTTCACAAGTCCTTGGTTGTTGTTATAAACATATCCACCCACGATTACACGAGTACCATCATGCGAACATGCGACTGCGCGTCCAAAGTGAACTCCCGATGTTGTATTATCAATGGACCCTCCATATGTTTCAGTCCCAACCTGCGCCCAATCAGGTTTCGATTCAATCTCAGCCTTCTTGAGACTCATGGATTCGGGGGTTTGGATCTTGAGCCATGCCCCGAAATCAACTTCTTCGGAAAGGCGGGTGTTTCTGGTGGGTGTGGCTGTCCACGAAGTTGAAGTGAGACCGTCGAAAGCCTGGTACCCCGACCCATCCGCGGCACTTAACTTGATTTGCCCATCCCCCTCGACATAGGAATCGTCCGCGGAAACGGCCCTCGCGGGGAACTTTGCCACAGCATGGGGTTCATCCACCACCGTCAAGGCGCCTTCAGGTTCAGTCGTGCCCACACCTATGCGACCCTTGTAGAAGGTCATCGAGGATTTCTTGTGCCCGAATTCATCCTTTTGCGCATCGTAAATCTCTTGGATCCGCTCGTCACCCAAGTACTGGTCGTAGACCCTAAAGTTCGCCACCTTACCCGCGAAGGGACCACCCACAATGGCGGGGGTGCCGGTGTTTTCTTGGGTGCCGAGAAGTTGCCAATCAGTTACGAGTGCATGAGAAAACGTCGCACTGCTATTAACTTTAACAATGACAAGTGCAAAATATTTATACGCCACGGGACTACTCGCAGTCGAAACTGCCCATGTTTTACCCGTGGCATTATTTATAATACCAGAACTACTGTTGTCATACGTATCATCAACTACCACCCAACCACCAGATGAAGATGGGTCGTTTGTACCATAAATAATTAAGTAATCGGGTGGATAGCCGACTCCATCATTCGATATTATTTTGGTCGATGTTACTTTGATTTTATGGGGCATTTCAATGTATAGCCACTCACCGTTACTCGTGGCAGAACCACCTGTACCAAGGTTTGTTTTCAGATTCATAGCACCAGTTGTTTTATATCCACCAGCTACCGATACACCACTGTTATTAGTTCCATATGAGTTAAACCCACCGATCCAAGTAGTACCTGTCGCTACATGTGTCTCTCCATTAAAAGCAGCATATGGAGGGTAACTTCCAATCGAGCTACTTGCCTTAATTACGTACCCTCTTTTACCGTACTCTGGTGCGGATGTAGCCGAAGTGAACCCGTCACCCGTTCCATTTTTAGTTAGAATGTGTGGATACTTGAGCACCCGCGTCGGCTCGGGGAATCGGGTCAGGTCGCCTTCCTTGTGGCCGTAGTATAAAATTTGTTTTATTTGAACCGCATTACTTCCATTTACTTTTATAACCTGAAGTACAATATATTTATATGCTTTTGAGGAGTTTATTGCATCATTGGAATCACCTGCAGGATTACTAACAGTGAACGTATCTTTTACAACATCCCAGTTTACATCATCATTGGAACCAAGAATTCTAATTTGCTCGGGTGATTGACTAGTACCTTGTGCACCCCGAAGGAACAGGTAATTAATGTAAATCTTTTCGGGAAGTTCTAATTTAATCCATTCACCACGAACACCCTCGAATAGAGCTGCACTCGTAGTAGCTGTAGGTCCATACTTTGGACCCGTTTCATTAAACATAAACAGACCCGTCTCATTACCGGTTCCACTTTCAAATGCTTTCCAAGATAGTCGAACACCGTTATCATGTTCACTACTCGCACTCACACAGTACCCCCCAACCTTGTACCCCGTCATCTCTAATGGTGGGTAGGCCCCGAAAGTATCCTCAACTTGGGCCTCCTCGACCTTCCGTCCATCCACGTAGGTCACCTTGGACCCACCTTCACCCTGGTACGCATAGGTCACATTGTGCCACGTGTTCGCGGCGATTTGGGTATCATCAACCCGAACGATTTCCTCGGAGTATCCCGACCCTATACTGAAGAGCTGTTGGGTCAAGGCATTCGCCTCCAGATTTGAGGCGTTGATCCAAGTGGAGACTGTATGTGGTACATCACCCTCGAACCCAAGGGAACCTGTGGTCACGTTACTCTCCGTAGAGCCGTTGAGGGTCCAGCAATTGTTTGTCGCGTCGAAGACCACATTGTTTGGTGTGATAGACTTAGCCGAACCACTTGGGAGGTACTTAGGGACGTTCCCGGCAGCTGGGTCTTCCCCATCGAAATACATCACGTAATTGTTCGACCGAACGGAGTTGAACGTAGACTTTAGGGTCGTGTCTAGGGAAAGGTCACCGGGTGGTGCGGGCTCTTCGTAGCCGTAGTATTGAATTTCACCTATGGTACATGAGAAATTACCTTGTGGTGCTGTAGCCCTTTGTATAACCAAAGCCAAGTATTTATAGTAATTTGTTGTAGTTGAAAATTTTGTAGTGAATACTTCATCTGTGTACACGAGGTTGTCTGCATCTATGAGCTCGATCCAAGTCGAGTCATTGTTCGAACCATATATTCGATATTTAGCCGGGGCTTGAGTAGACGCATAACCTTTTCGAGAAGCTATACTAACGTGACTAAGTTTAATAGCATTGGGAAGTTCTATCTTAAGCCATTCGCCTACATATGAAGAATCTATCGTGTTATATGGCGAGCCACTAACAGCAGCTGGATTTCCAGCTGTATGCCAGCCATTATTCCCAGTTTTACCGTTATCTTGATTAAACACCTTCCATGGAACAAATCCATCACCTTCAAAGGCGCTACTACTCACCGTAACATTATACCCCGCTTGTGTATAAGTATTGGTCGTATCGTTCCCGTCCAATTTAGAAGCATCAAAAGCAATCTCGGGAAACTTCTTGAGCGGCATTTCCTTTGGCTCCCTTCCATGAGGTCCCGTGTATTCCGCGAGGACGTTAGAACCTACCTTCACCTGGGCGTTTGAGGTGAGCGTAATATTCCCACCGATCTCGACGTTCGCCGTGGTTGTGAACCCCGTGGTAGCATTCGCGAATTGAATAACATTCGCTGTGACGTTACCGACATTAGATACAGAGGCAAAATCAAAGGCTGGACTGATAGTGAGATTGGATATTTTGATTCCCGAAGCGACCACGTTTCCTGTGATACTCACAGGATCTACCGAATCCTTATCTACATGAAATTTGTCACCTACTGAAAAATTCTTAGTTGGTGCTGAGTTAGAAACGCCGATATTGGTTGCCGCGTTGAACTTATCCGCTCGAACATTGGCGTTAACTATGTCTAAGTTCCCTGCCGCCGGTAGGATACTATTCGACATTTATTATAAGAGGAGGTTTTTTTAAAAGACCAAAA